GACTTCTTCTTTTTCCCACTGCTTACCTTGCTCTTGGTGGTTGGCTTACTGGGACAACTTTCGTTACGAGTTGGTATACTCACGGGTTGGCAAGTTCCTATCTTGAGGGTGCAAACTTTCTTACTGCAGCAGTTAGTACTCCAGCAGATGCTATGGGTCATTCTCTTCTTCTTCTCTGGGGTCCTGAGTCTCAAGGGGATATCGTCAGGTGGTTCCAACTTGGGGGACTCTGGACTTTTGTGGCACTCCACGGCGCCTTTAGTCTGATTGGATTCATGCTTCGCCAGTTTGAGATTGCCCGTCTGGTAGGTATTCGTCCTTATAATGCAATCGCATTCTCTGGTCCTATTGCTGTATTTGTTTCTGTATTCTTGATGTATCCACTGGGCCAATCCAGTTGGTTCTTTGCACCTTCATTTGGTGTTGCTGCTATCTTCAGGTTCCTTCTGTTTCTTCAGGGTTTCCACAACTGGACTCTCAACCCCTTCCATATGATGGGAGTTGCTGGTATACTAGGTGGAGCACTTCTCTGTGCAATTCACGGAGCAACCGTAGAAAACACTTTATTTGAAGACAGTGAACAAGCAAACACTTTCAAAGCATTTGAACCTACACAGGAAGAAGAAACGTATTCAATGGTTACTGCAAACCGCTTCTGGTCACAGATATTTGGTATTGCTTTTAGTAACAAGCGTTGGCTTCATTTCTTCATGCTATTTGTTCCTGTCATGGGTCTGTGGACTTCCAGCATTGGTATCATTGGTCTTGCCCTCAATCTTCGTGCTTATGATTTTGTAAGTCAGGAGATTCGTGCTGCTGAAGATCCTGAGTTCGAAACCTTCTACACTAAGAACGTTCTACTCAATGAAGGTCTTCGTGCTTGGATGGCACCAGTGGATCAACCTCATGAGAACTTTGTTTTCCCAGAGGAAGTTCTACCAAGAGGAAATGCACTCTAAAAAATAAATAAGAGGAGTTCTTCGAACTCCTTTTTTTATGGCATTTCTTCTAATCCTTTTCCTCTTCCAACTCTTTGGAATAATCATGTTTATATTGTCGATTACACAAGATCTTTAATACATACAACAGTTACTTTATAGCAATGAAAACCTTATCACTTTCTGAAGACCAAATAAAACTTCTTGCGGATGCTCTTTGGATGCGTCAGAGATGTTTTGTTGCGGGAGATAAAAGATTCAAAGAGTATGGATTAATGTTGGACGAACTTCTAGATGGAATGGATTACACACCTAAAAGATTTTGAAATGATTACTTCTGAAACACCATATAAACTATCAGAAATAATTCGTGATACTTGGCCCAACCTTTATCGTCCAATAAATTTGAAAAAAGAAAATGACAAAACTGTTCACACAAACGTCAGATCTACCTTACGATAAGCACAACTATAAGTTTGTTTATGCAGATGGTAGTTATAAAATTTTTGATTGCTATGAAGAAGCACAGATGGAATGGTTCCAATCTCCTCTTGAAACTCTAGGACTGATTGAAGTTGTAGATAAAAAGGTATCTAAGGGATTTAAATAAATAACTGAAGAGGAATAGTGTGACGTAAAATGTCTGCGATTAACGTTAATCTAATACTAGAACAGGGTACAGATTATGAGGTAGACTTTACTATCAGAAATGATGACGGAACCAGATTGAATCTTACTGGGTATGGTTCTTCTTGTTCTATGAAAAAAACTTATAGTTCTGCAACATCGTATCCTTTTATTGTTAGTTTTGTAGATAGAATTAACGGAGAGATAAGTATTTCAATGGGAAGATCGGACACTAGTTCGATAACCGAAGGAAGATATGTATATGATATTACCTTAACATCTCCTACAAATATTAGAACACGGGTTGTTCAGGGCAACATTATTGTCAGTCCTGGAGTTACTCTATGACAAAGTATAATGTTGTTGTATCACAAAATAGAAAAAGAGTAGATCGTGATTCACCTACAAAATATGATTTAGATGTTAGTTATCAGATTGCCCCTAAAGCAATTCAGTATACTAACATTATACTCTCAACGTCTCCTGGTTATAATGGGATTGGGCAAACATTTACCTTGTATGATGGTGCTAATGTTTATGCTCCTTTAAATGATCAGCAAATACTTGTCAGTAAAAATAATTTAATTTTAGAACCAGTTGAAGATTATACTGTATCTGGGACGAGTATAATTTTTACGACCCCACCCCAGTCAACAGATGATATTTTTATCATTGCTCTTGTTACTACTGCAGACCTAACAAGAACGATTAATTTTATTCTTGATAGTGGGAATGTTGATATGACATCAGGAACAAAGGGATATTTAACTATAGATGTCAGTGGAATTATACAATCTTGGACTTTGATTTCTGAGGAAACTGGTGGACTGAGAATCAATGTATTAAAATCAGATTTCAATACATATCCAAGTTTTACTACGATATGTGGTGCTGGAATAACAAATACAAGACCTCAGATCACCTCAAGTAATAAAGCTTTTAGTGATAACTTATCTACTTGGGATACTGCCATACGTGCTGGAGATATTCTAAGATTTGACGTTGATTATTCTATAGGCATAAAAAGATTTTTACTTGCCTTAAAATTAAAACTGTGATAAATAAATTTAGTTATAAACGTAATACGGAGATTGTAGATGGCACTTTTAGTACCAGCAATTGGTGAAGAAGAATCTCTTAGGTATCTTGTAGGGGCAAATAATCATATTCCCGATCTAGCTGCTACAAACCCAAGAAATTTAATTCTTAAATTATATTCTTCAAATACTAATCCAGCAGATGCTGATGTTCCTAGCAGATTTGCTTATTTTGAACCATATGCTGGTGGAGCAACGGCATCCCTATCTTGCGGGTACGGAACTGTTCCTGTCACTGGATATCCACTTGTAAGCAATGCAAGAACTGATTCCACTCAGAACTTTGGTAATGCATATGGTATTCTCCTAAACGGATCTCGTTGGCAGATCGTTAAGTCTGGAACTGCCGGAACTACAGTTACTGCAACGTATCCAGAGCAGACTTTTACTTTTACTGGAAGCACTGGTTCAAATACCAATGCTGGAAACATTTATGGTTATTATTTAACTAGAGCTCATAATCTTCCTCTTGGTCTTCTTGGCGTTGTTGATGCTGCAACAGTTGCAATCGGAACTGCTGTTAATAAAGGTAGCGATTCGTTCCCAACAATTGGAGTTGTTGGAAATACATATTTCACTGTTGATGGCAGTATTAACCTTAATGATGTTACAACCGGAATGGGCGTAACTCACCTTGCATTAGGTGGACAAACTGTTGGCATTGCATCAACTGCAAGAGTTGTTGGTGTTGATAGAAGCACCAATAGAGTTTACATTGATTCACCTCTTCTTGCTAACATTCAGGTTGCTACTGGATCGACAGTTAGATTCCTTTATTCAAAGGTAAGCACTGGATCATCTGCACATAGACTTAATGCTGGAGATGTCATCTATATTGCTCCTAATGCAACCAATACTGCATCGCCAGTTGGTCAAGGTTGCACTTCAGTAGCAAATACTTATACTGTATTCTCAGTTCCTAATGAAAATGAGTTCTTCACGACTCCTTCATTCCATGGAGCAGGATCTGCAACCTTGTTTAATAGTATCTTCTACTCAGAAAGATTCACAAACGGTCCTTACAACATTCAAAACCCAGGTGACGAAATCAAAGTAACTCTGAATGTAAGCCTTGAGTGATATAAAAACCAATATTATTTGATTTTTGGGGAGTGCTTAATAGAAAGCCTCCCCTTTTTTAATCAAAAGAGGTTAGGAAATGATAGAGTCTTATGAAAATTATGGAAGCATCTTAGATTTTCCCACAGAAATTGTTGACTGTGGGGGGATTTGGTGTCTTTTGTTTTTTCAAGAAAACTTTGGATGTATTGGCATTGTTAATACCTTTGCATATGTTTCAAATGGTTCTTGTGGATCATTGAAAGGCAAATCTCAAAATAAATTTGTTTCCAAAGAATTTGTTCCTCATCTTGATCTTAATGATGTAAGTATTATCTTCTTTGGTGTCATTTTAGTTTGGATTGGATTTGGAACTTTATTTGAACTTGACAACGGAAGTGAGAGAATAGTATCTCCATATTTGACTGGGGGTTCAGTACGATGAGCAATATTTTTATATACCCCGACTATTACAGCGAGAAAGATAACGGATATATTCTAGCTCCTTATGGTTATGCAACAAATGAAGATCTTGGGACAATTACATCATCAAACGATACGTATGACAATCTTGGGTTAATTACCAATTTATCCCCAGAAACCCCAACATCTGATTCTTACGGACTTATTACATCCAGACCTGTTTACTATCTGGATAACGGAACTTTAATTGATGCAGTACTTCAAATTCAGATACTTGATGGTTCTGAGGATCTTGGAGAACTGTATTTAACTGATGTAGTAGATTTTGGTGAAATTAATCTAGGTTCAAATCCACCATCTGTTTTAAACTATACTACGAAGAATGTTGATACCTCCGAAGATTATGGATCTTTAAGATATGGATTAGGAGATCCATTCTCAATCGAAAGTTATGGATTGATTTCTCAACCTGTTACTGAAACAGAATCGTATGAGTTAATTTCTACTCCAACTTATTCATACGGAACCACTAGTAAAACAACAAATTATGGTTCCTCATCAATTTTATATCCACAATCACCTGATGATTATGAACTTATTGCAAATGTTTCTTCAGAAAATATTGATTATGGATTATTGCAAACTCCTTATGATGAAATAATAACATATGGTCAAATAATCTATGGATATAATGAGATAGTTTATCCATATGGAACGTTCTCTATTTTGGGAACTGCAAGAGAAAGATTTACTCCATCTTCAGAAATTGGTTCCGGTTCTATATCTGCTTCTGGCATCAAGAGAGAAGCAATTACAGATTTTTATGGTCCAGATTCTGTTGCCGTAGATACTTATATTGAATCTTTAGAAGACTATTTTAGTGTAACTGATACAATTGATTATGGATTTGTAAGAGATTATCTGCCAGCAAATCAATACTCTGATTATGGATCTGTTTCTGAAAGTCTCCCTGCAAATCAATACTCTGATTATGGCAATTTAACTTCAAATAATGTTGAGAATTCTGATTATGGATTCATAATATCCTCTGCAGATGAAGTTGATTCTTATGGATTCTTATATTCATTAATTACTCCATTCGGTCTCTTCAATATTTCGGGATCGGCTAGAGATTCATTTAGACCTGCATTTGTAGGATCTGGAACAGTTCAGGAAACAGGAACCAAGATTGAAAAGAATACCGATTCTTATAACCTTGGGTCTATACTTCCTGGTGGTTCTTCTGAAAACTATGGTTCTGTTGGAATCTCCACAACCAACAATGAGTCTTATGGATTAATTACTGGTTACGTAGATCAAGCAGAGAACTACTATTACATCTTCTATCCTGCCGGAGAGACTGTAGTTCCTTATGGAACCATTCGGGTTTCTGGGGAATCGCTTGATGTATTTAAAACTCAGTTTGCTCAAGATGGTTCAGGATCCATCACTGCTAATGGAATTGCCGGCGAAGCAATTACTAAGTTCTATGGTGTTGATTCCGACTCTATTGATACAAATGTTGAATTCTCTACTTCTTATGGACTTGTCAGCGACACCATAGACGATAGTGAAGATTATGGACTTATAACTTCAGAGATAATAGAACTTGATATCTATGGATTCCTTTATCCAAGGATTGTTCCATTCGGTCTCTTCAATATTTCTGGATCTGCTGGAGAATCCTTCAAACCAACTACTTATATTGGTTCCGGAACGATTCAGGAAACGGGAATTAATCAGGAGAAGAACACCGATTCATATAATATTAACTCTATATTATTTGGTTCTGCTTCAGAAAACTATGGTTCTGTTGGAATCTCTACAACTAACAATGAGTTCTATGGTTTAATTACTGGTTATGTGGATCAAGTAGAAGATTACCACTACGTCTTCTATACTGCAGGTGAAAATGTAACTCCATTTGGAACTATTCAGATTTCTGGAGAATCTTTCAACGAACTTAAGATCCAGTTTTCTCAAGAGGGTTCTGGATCTATTGCAGCTAGTGGAGTTTCTGGTGAAGCAATCACCAAGTTCTATGGTGTTGATTCCGACTCTATTGATACAAATGTTGAATTCTCTACTTCTTATGGTTTAGTTACTGATTCTGTAGATGTCTCGGAAGACTATGGACTCGTAACTTCAGAGGTAACAGAACTTGATATCTATGGATTCCTTTATCCAAGGATTGTTCCATTCGGTCTCTTCAATATCTCTGGAACTGCGGGAGAATCCTTCAAACCAACTGCCTATATTGGTTCTGGATCAATTGATAATGGTGGTATTGTTGAAGAGAAGAACACCGATTCATATAATATTAACTCGGTTCTCCTTGGTGGTTCTCCAGAAGATTATGGTTCTGTTGGAATCTCCACAACTAATAATGAATCTTATGGATTAATTACTGGTTATGTAGATCAAGCAGAGAATTATGATTACATTTTCTACCCTTCCGGAGAAACCATTTATCCTTATGGAACTATCCAGATTTCTGGAGAATCTTTCAACGAACTTAAGATTCAGTTTGATCACGAAGGTTCTGGCTCCATTTCTGCATCTGGAGTTGCCGGTGAAGCAATCACCAAGTTCTATGGTGTTGATTCTGATTCTATTGATACTAATGTCGAATTCTCCACATCTTATGGTTTAGTTACTGATTCCGTAGATGTCTCCGAAGACTATGGACTTGTAACTGTTTCTGTTGATGATGTTGATTCTTATGGGTTCCTTTATCCAAGGATTGTTCCATTCGGTCTCTTCAATATTTCTGGAACTGCTGGGGAATCCTTTAAACCAACTGCCTATATTGGTTCTGGATCAATTGAAAATTCGGGACTCCTTGAAGAGAAGAATACTGATTCCTACAACCTTGGATCTATTCTTCCTGGTGGTTCTCCAGAAGATTATGGTTCTGTTGGAATCTCTACAACTAACAATGAGTTCTATGGTTTAATTACTGCTCCTGTTGACCAAGTAGAAGATTACCACTATGTCTTCTATACTGCTGGAGAAAATGTAACTCCATTTGGAACTATCCAGATTTCTGGTGATGCCTTTACTGAACTTAAGATTCAGTTTGATCATGAAGGTTCTGGTTCCATTTCGGCATCTGGAGTTGCCGGTGAAGCAATCACTAAGTTCTATGGTGTTGATTCGGATTCTATTGATAGTAATATCGAATTCTCTACTTCTTATGGACTTGTCAGCGACATCATAGACGATAGTGAAGATTATGGTTTAATTACTTTAGATGCAAGTGAACTTGATATCTATGGATTCTTGTATCCTAGAATTGTACCATTTGGTCTCTTCAATATCTCTGGAACTGCTAGTGAATCCTTTAAACCTGCATTTGCTGGTTCTGGATCAATTGAAAATTCGGGACTCCTTGAAGAGAAGAATACTGATTCATATAATATCAACTCTGTTCTACTTGGTGGTTCTCCAGAAGATTATGGTTCTGTTGGAATCTCTACAACAAATAATGAGTCTTATGATCTGATTGTTGATCTAATTGATCAAGTAGAAGATTATTACTATGTCTTCTATACTGCTGGTGAAAATGTAAATCCATTTGGAACTATTCAGATTTCTGGATCTGCTAGCGACAAACTTTCTCCAGGAACTGCAGTTGGTTCTGGCTCCATTTCTGCATCTGGAGTTGCCGGTGAAGCAATCACCAAGTTCTATGGTGTTGATTCTGATTCTATTGATACAAATGTTGAATTCTCTACTTCTTATGGACTTGTTAGTGACTCTGTAGATAATACTGAAGACTATGGTTTAATTGTCTCTGAAGTAACAGAACTTGATATCTATGGATTCCTTTATCCAAGAATTGTTCCATTCGGTCTCTTCAATATTTCTGGAACTGCTAGTGAATCCTTTAAACCTGCATTTGCTGGTTCTGGAACAGTTCAAGAAACAGGAACCAAGATTGAAAAGAATACTGATTCTTATAACCTTGGATCAATACTTCCTGGTGGTTCTCCAGAAGATTATGGTTCTGTTGGATCTGTGGCAACAGAATCTGATTCTTATAATTTAATCATTGATCCAATTGATCAAGTAGAAGATTATTACTATATCTTCTATACTGCTGGCGAAAATGTAAATCCATTTGGAACTATTCAGATTTCTGGATTAGCTAACAGTAAAATTGTCCCAGAATTCAGTGGTTCTGGAACAATTAATATTACTGGATATGCTCTTGTTCCACAAAGATATTTGGGATCCGGAAACTTCAGTGCCTTTGGTGGATCAGCAGAAGTATCTGGTTCTAACCCACCAGATCAAGTTGTTCCCATCGTTATCTCTGGTGCTGCTTCAGACCTCAAGAATACTTACTCTAATGTTGGTTCTGGAACCATTGTTATTGATGGAAGTGCTGCAACTGAAGTTCGTGGAAAACCACAATGGGAAGGATCGGGAACAATTGAAATTACTGGAACTAAAGTTGAGAAACGTTCCTTCAGTCAACTTGGATCTGGAACTCTATTTGCAATCAACGGTTCTTCTGAAGCATCTGGTTCGAACCCACCAGATCAAGTTGTTCCAATTGTTATTTCTGGAACTAAAGTTGAGAAGCGTTCCTTCAGTCAACTTGGATCTGGAACTCTATTTGCAATCAACGGTTCTTCTGAAGTATCTGGATCCAATCCTCCAGATCAAGTTGTTCCAATCGTTATCTCCGGAACTGGTGCAGAATCCTTTGTTCCTGCTACAGCAATTGGTTCTGGAACCTTTAGTGCTCTTGGTGGATCAGCAGAAGTTAAAGGTTCGAACCCACCAGATCAAGTTGTTCCAATTGTTATTTCTGGAACCAAAGTTGAGAAGCGTTCCTTCAGTCAACTTGGATCCGGAACTCTATTCTCAATTAGTGGATCTTCTGAAGTATCTGGTTCTAACCCACCAGATCAAGTTGTTACAATTGTCATCTCTGGAACTGCAGCAGAATCCTTTATTCCTGCTACAGCAATTGGTTCTGGAACCTTTAGTGCTCTTGGTGGATCAGCAGAAGTATCTGGATCCAACCCTCCAGATCAAGTTGTTCCAATTGTCATCTCTGGTGCCGCTACAAATCTTAAGAATACTTATGCTAATGCTGGTTCTGGGACCATTGATATTAGTGGAAGTGCAATCGAAAGATTCAAAGGACAACGTATTTACTTTGCATCTGGAACGGTAACATTCTCTGGAACTGCAGCAGAATCCTTTATTCCTGCTACAGCAATTGGTTCTGGAACCTTTAGTGCTCTTGGTGGATCAGCAGAAGTATCTGGTTCTAATCCACCAGATCAAGTTGTTCCAATTGTCATCTCTGGTGCTGCTTCAGACCTCAAGAATACTTATGCTAATGTTGGTTCTGGAACAGGTGTATTCTCTGGTGCCGCCACAAATCTCAAGAACACTTATGCTAACGCTGGTTCTGGATCTGGTGTATTCTCTGGAACTGGTGCAGAATCCTTTGTTCCTGCTACAGCAATTGGTTCTGGAACCTTTAGTGCCCTTGGTGGATCAGCAGAAGTATCTGGATCCAACCCTCCAGATCAAGTTGTTCCTATCGTTATCTCTGGAACTAAAGTCGAAAAACGTTCCTTCAGTCAACTTGGATCTGGAACTCTATTTGCAATCAACGGTTCTTCTGAGGTATCTGGTTCTAACCCACCAGATCAAGTTGTTCCAATTGTTATTTCCGGAACTAAAATTGAGAAACGTTCCTTCATTGAAGTTGGATCGGGAACCTTTAGTGCTCTTGGTGGGTCAGCAGAAGTATCTGGATCCAATCCTCCAGACCAAGTTGTTCCAATTGTTATTTCTGGTAATGCGAGAGAAAGGTTTATCCCAGCGACTGCTGTTGGATCTGGAACTATCGCAGAATCTGGTGTTGCAATTGAGAAGAATACTGAGTCTGATGTTGGAATTGGAACAATTACAATTCTTGGAGGCATCACTCCAGATGTTCAAATCTATGTTCCTTACTGGACTGGATCAGGAACCTTTAGTGCCCTTGGTGGATCAGCAGAAGTATCTGGATCCAATCCTCCAGATCAAGTTGTTCCAATTGTAATCTCTGGCAATGCAAGAGAGAGGTTTACTCCAGCTACTGCAGTTGGTTCTGGTATCATTGAACTTACTGGAGTTGGAATCGGAATCTCCAACCCATACAAGGCACCATATGTTTATGTCACGATCATATAATAAAAGATAAATAAGAAAAAGTATTCATATTATAAATGGTACAAGGTGTACAGTTTAGAAGAGGAACTACAGCAGAACACTCTGTATTCACAGGGCAATCTGGAGAAATAACAGTAGATACTGATAAAAACGTATCTGTTATTCACGATGGTGCAACTGTTGGTGGGCATCCTCTAGTTGGAACAAGTACAACTCAAAGAATTGTAAATAAAGATATTAATGCAACAAACATCAATGTCTCTGGTGTTTCTACATTATCTGGTGGTGTTCAGGGGACGAACATTAATATCTCTGGTGTTTCTACATTATCTGGTGGTGTTCAGGGGATTGGTATTTACTCTGGTGGAAATTTAGTAACAACTGGAATTATTACGGCATTAAACTTTGTAGGTAGTGGAAATACATTTGCTGTTTTTGGAAATAGAATTGATATTAGTATTGCTGGTGGTGGAGGTGGAATAGGAACACAGTGGGTCACAACAGCAGCAGGAATTCATACATTATCTAATGTTGGAATAGGAACCACAAATCCACAAACGAACCTTCAAATTGGTGGAGTATTGGGATTTGGTGCGAATAATAACGCAAGAATTGGTGATAGCAATACTGGATCTTCTATTACCAATGGTACTAATAATATCTTTATTGGTTCTAATGCAGGAAGATTTAATAATACTGGAAGTAGCAATGTATTCTTAGGACT